AACACGAGCCCACGGCCAGTGATGGCAAAGTCATCGTAGTGAAATCTAGCCGGGATATACTCGACACCTTTTTGCGCCAAATAGCTAAAGAGCGTTACCTCTACTGCCAAATTACTGGCTACGTCACAGAAAGCGGGGAGCAATTTTTCTGATGCAACAACTACCAGACCGCCTAGTTAGGCTATGCAAAATGAAAAGGCGCGAACGCATCAAGCAGCTAGAAGAAATCTGCTCGCTCCTCATTATTGAATTTGAGGTCGATCCCCTCTGCATCATGGAGACAGAGGACGAGGACTTAGCCAAGGCGGCCCAGGAATATGGCTTTCATGTCATATGCGAGGAATACCTAGACACTGGCAAGTGGTCGATCTCCGTTCCCGACCTAGAAATCTACGATGAGGAAAATTGATTTCGGGAGTTACCTTGCGGCAGTGCTCACGGCCGTAACTGAGACAGTGATAGAGCGGGAAGGTATCCTTCACGAGAAATACAAAGACACCGATGGGGATCCCGCCTATAAAGCTGATGAACTGTATCATGAATATCTACTGTCAGTCGGTGCCTGTGAAATACTGACGCAGATCAATGAAGTGTACGCGGAGTTACAAACCGAGACATTTGTAATTCCAGATGAAAGTCTAAACTAACAACTGTTTATGTTAGGGATTATTGTAAGTGGGCGTTAAGCACAAGCAAGAAAAGCTTGATGACGGTAACCTAAAAGCATTGATGCGAATGAAGCCGACCTTGAAGGACACGGCTGCCTTTTTTGAAGTGTCTGAGGACACCATTGAGAGGTACATCAAAGCCAACTGGGGCATGAGGTTTGCGGAATTCAGAGACCAAAATATGGTTCACACCCGCTTTTCGCTCATTCGCACTGCCATCCAAAAAGCTGAGAAGGGCGATAACGTCATGCTCATCTTTTGCCTAAAAAATCTGTGCGGTTGGCGCGATAAACTTCCTGACGAGGTGGAAGGCGATGACCGCTTCAAGAATATGTCGACTCAAGAGCTAATCGTTTTTGTGAAAGACAAATTGCAAATTGAGGGGAAAAAATGAGCCTCAGTGATGACGTAGTGCTTCGAGACATGCTTCCGGCAGATCGAAATTTTATCCTAAAGAGCATACTGCAGCATTACCGCCATGGCTCACCTCACGTAAAGCAGATCCCAGATGCTATCTACTTTGATAACCACCACTACCTGATTGGGAAAGTCATGCGCTTTCCTAATAACGTGGTGAGGATTGCGGCACTTAAGGACGATCCCGAGATTGTCTTTGGCTTCATATGGGCCAACTTTGATCCTGAGACAGTTCACTATATCTATGTGAAGCGTGCCTTTAGACGTATGGGCCTAGGCCGCCTTCTCTTTCGCTCGGTCTTTGATGAAAACGTCGATGTCTACTACACGCATCACACCAAAGACGCGGCTTTCCTTAGCCACAAGTTTGATCAAATGATCTTCAATCCCTATCTACTTAATGGAGACTTATGGAAGTTAACCCAGCCCGAAGGCGAGGCCGACCGCCGAAGCAGCAGAATGTAACCGCGCAACCTTCAGATCCGGAGCTAGAACATATGCCCGAGTGGCCAACACTAGATGAATCGCAAAGAGTTAAGCGCGTTTACTTTCACAACGGTGTCTACCTTGGCACCTTTGTAAAGCTGTCGTTGGACGCTGAGACCAATAACGTAGAACTGGCCCTGTGTAAGTTGGGTGTCAAAATCTGGTTCAAAGACACCAACCGTCATTTTATCGCGCCCATCGGTATGATCACCGGCATTGAGCTATACCCATCGCATGACTGATGAACTAACTAGGGCCATGGCTGAACTAGCTATGCGCCCTGAGCCATTTCAGATCGAGAAGTTTTGCTTTCCTGAGCAGATAGCCTTTATCAATGATCCAGCGACATATAAAACGGCCGTGTGCTCACGTCGTGCAGGTAAGACTATTGCCTGTGCTGCCGATCTTCTTTCAACGGCTATGCGCAACCCAAAGCGGGCAAGCCTCTACATCACGCTTTCTCGTCTCAACGCTAAGCGGATCATTTGGCCCGAGATCCTTGAGATTAATCGCTCGCATAAGCTAGGCGGAGTGCCAAACGAGACCGAGCTCGCCATTAAGTTCCCCAATGGGCACATCATCTATTTCTCAGGTGCCAAAGATAAGTCAGAAGTTGAGAAGTACCGGGGCTTTCCACTCGTCAAAGTCTACATCGACGAGGCGCAGTCGTTCCGTCCATACATTGAGAGCCTAGTTGATGAAGTACTCAGTAAGTCTTTGTTCGACTATAACGGCACCCTTTGCCTAATTGGCACGCCCGGTCCAGTGCCAACAGGTTATTTCTATCAGGCATCAACTAGCGCAACGTGGTCACATCACGGCTGGACCATGCTGCAAAATCCTTGGCTTAAGATCAAATCGGGCAAGGATCCAATGGACCTCATTGTTGCCGACTGTAAACGGATGGGCGTCGCAGTTAATGATGCCAAGGTGCAGCGCGAGTGTTTTGGTAAATGGGTGGTCGATACTAACTCACTCGTATTCCGCTACGCTGCCGAAACAAATGACTTTAGTCATGCGCCCCTTTTGCCTGATGCCCAATATGTTATCGGGGTTGACCTTGGCTATGACGATGCGGACGCCATCGCTGTCATTGGCTGGAACCAAGCTAGGCGTTATCCCCAGGATCCTAACAGGGGAAGCGAAAACTACCTCGTCTATGAGACGACTGAGCGTAAGCAGGGGATCAGCGACCTTGCTGAAAAACTAGACAGGCTCATCGCGCGCTACAACCCTGTAAGTGTCGTCCTGGATGCAGGCGGCCTTGGTAAGAAGATCGTAGAGGAGCTAAAAAAACGCTACGCCCTCCCCGTCAAAGCTGCCGAGAAGGCTAGGAAGTTTGAATACATTGAGCTCCTAAATGACGCCATGCGCACAGGGAAGTTTAAAGCGAAAGAGTCAGGCATCTTTGCCCAAGACTGTTTCCTGATCGAGTACGACAAATCTAAGAGCTCAGGCGACCGCTTTGTCATCAGTGACGCCTACCATTCAGACATTGCCGATGCAGTGCTCTACGCTTACCGTGAATCATTGCACTGGGTGACTGAGACGATACCGGCCCCCGGCCCCGTGGCAGGTAGTGCCGAGTGGCTAGAAGAACAGGAAAGACAGATACAAGAAAGACTAGAAGCCAAGCTAAACCGAGATAATGATGACCCTGCTACGTGGGAAGTACACTGGAATGACGACGATTAACGATTGTCAGCTAATGCTCGGTGATTGCCTGGAGCGCATAAAAGAAATACCGGACGGCAGTGTTGATCTCGTTGTGACCAGCCCACCCTACGATAATCTTAGAGAATATAAAGGTTATTCATTTGAATTTAAAAAGATTGCAAATGAATTAACCAGGGTTATCAGAGAGGGTGGCGTAATTGTTTGGATTGTAGGTGATGCGACTATTAAAGGTAGTGAATCCGGCACTAGCTTTCGCCAAGCTCTATATTTCAAAGATGTCTGCGGTTTTAACCTGCATGACACTATGATTTATCAGAAACTAAATCCATTACCTTTAAATCACAATAGGTATGAACAAGCATTCGAATACATGTTTGTTTTATCTAAAGGTAAACCTAAGACCGTAAATACGCTTAGAGTCCCTTGCGCGTATGCTGGAACAAGAAAAGCATCAACCTATTATAAGACAGCAAATTCTTCTGAACCAGAGAAGTTGAATACGAAAGGACTAATTAAGGAAACCAAAATCAAAGAAAATATTTGGGGCTATCTTGCGGGAAATCATGGGGACGAGGCTAGATACAAACATCCCGCAAAATTCCCGCTACAACTTGCTTATGACCACGTTTATAGCTGGTCTAAAGAAGGCGAGATTGTACTCGATCCATTCATGGGGAGTGCGACCACCGGAGTTGCTGCTATCCAGTTAGACAGGCGTTTCATCGGAATCGAGATATCCGAGGAATACTTCCAAATGTCTCAAAATCGTCTTCAAACAACTATGGAGGTCTTCAATGGAAAGGCGACTAGATGAATACGTTGCAATGCTGAAATACGCCCATAGGCTAGGTTGCAAAAAGTTTGCATACCATGGCATGGAAGTCGAATTTGAGCCCAAGCTACCGTTACAAGCTAAACCGAGATAATGATGACCCTGCTACGTGGGAGGTGCATTGGGATGACGACGATTAAAGATTGTCAGTTAATGCTTGGTGATTGCTTAGAACGGATGAGCGAAATACCGGACGGTAGCATTGATATGATCTTAGCTGATCTTCCCTATGGAACTACTCGATGTAAATGGGATGTAGTTATATCGTTTGAGCCATTGTGGGCGCATTACTGGAGAGTGATTAAAAACAATGGAGCGATTGCACTTTTTGGCGTTGAGCCATTTAGTAGTCATCTAAGAATGTCGCAAATAAACCAATTTAAATATGATTGGATATGGAAAAAACAGACTGCAACTTGCCATACGTTGGCAAAGTGTAAACCAATGCCCAAGCATGAATTAATATCAGTTTTTTCTACAGGATCGACCTATCATAAGCACAGATCAAAAAATCCTATGCCTTATTTCCCACAAGGTTTGATACCTGGAAAAAACAAAATTATGAAAGCGAGCAAAAAATTTACAGATGTCAATTATAACAAAACACCTAATAAATTTTGTGGTGATTATTTAGCTTGCGAATTTAGTAATTATCCTAATTCAATAATCGAAATAAAATTTAATAAATTGGAAAAACGCGTGCATCCCACACAAAAACCTGTCGCATTACTTGAATACCTAATTCGCACCTACACAAATGAAGGTGAGATAGTTTTAGACAATGTGATGGGATCGGGTTCCACTGGTGTTGCTTGTTTGAATACAGGCCGACGGTTTATCGGAATTGAAAAAGACCCGAGTTATTTTGCGATAGCAACCAAACGACTAAAGGAAGCTGTTAATGGACAGACCACTAGCCGAGTATGAATACATGCTCAAACTTGCACGCGGCATGAATATCCGAGTGCTTAAATATCACGGGCTAGAATGCGAGTTTTTAGTTAACCTGCCGTTATCTCAGGGGCTAGACGGGGAAAGAGTAGGCTCGGACGCTATGCCAACAGAGGATCAGCTATTATACTGGTCATCAGGCTTTGAACCACCCATACAATCAGAATCCCCAAGCGAGGTTTAGAATATGGCTATTGATTACCGGAGTTTTAACCAAGGCGATCAGGTAGTTACACCGGTAGACGTTAGCCGTAAGTGGTGGCTCATGGATAACGAGACTGAGATGGCTCAGTCGGTTGTCGGAACAGTCACAAGTCTAGCCAACGGGGACGCCAAAAGGGCCACGCAGTATCAGATCTCTGCCCGCCTTTACGGCAACACCAACATCATGGGGATCAATGGCCTTTCGTTTAGCAAGATCCAGTCCACGCAGGCAACGCTCAAAGACCGCGTCAGCTACAACGTCATTCAAAGCTGCGTCGATACCCTCGTCAGTAAGATCACAAAGAATAAGCCGAAGCCTGCCTTTGTGACCTCGGGCGCAACGTGGAAGGTTCAACGTCGGGCAAAGCAGCTAGATAAGTTTATCGACGGGATCTTTTACGAAAACGATATGTATGAGCTAGGCACTCAGATTGCCAAAGATGCATTCGTCTTTGGTGACGGTGTCATCCATGTCTATGAGGATGAGGGCCGCTGCAAAATGGAGCGGGTTATCCCTACCGAGATCTATGTAGACCAAATGGAATCGTTCTATGGCTTCCCGCGTCAGATGCACCGGGTTAAGAACGTCGACCGTGGCGTGCTGCTGGCCCTATACCCTGACCACAAGGCTGAGATCCTGCAGGCTAATCCGGCCGTGATCGATACGACTGGCACATTCCAGAATATTGCCGACCAAGTGACTGTGTGCGAAAGCTGGCACCTGCCTAGCGGCAAAGACGCCAAAGACGGCCTTCACATCATATCTATAGATAAGGCAGTGCTCTTCAAAGAGGAGTACACCAAGCCTTTCTTCCCGTTTGCCTTCTTTAAATGGAGCCCCCGCCTTTATGGCTTTTGGGCTCAGGGCTTAGCCGAGCAGATCCAAAACCTGCAGCTTGAGATCAATAAGATCCTTTGGGTGATCCAAAGATCGATGCACCTAGCTGGTACGTTCAAAGTGTTCCTTGAACACGGCTCTAAGATCGTAAAAGAGCACGTATCAAATGATATTGGTGTGCTCATTAATTATACAGGGACGCCCCCACAGTTTGTGTCCCCCCCAATCGTTCCGCCTGAGATCTATGCTCACCTCGAAACACTGAAGCGTCAGGCGTTTGAACAGGCTGGCATCAGCCAACTATCGGCAACCTCTCAAAAGCCCGCTGGCCTGAATAGCGGCAAGGCACTACGCGAGTACAATGATATTGAGACAGAAAGGTTTATGTCTGTTGGCCATGCTTATGAGCGTTTCTATATTGAAGTGGCCAAGCTGGCCATCGACTGCGTTAAGGATATTTTTGCCCGTGAAAAGACGTATCCGGTCATAGCTCCGGGTAAGAAGTTTCTAGAAACTCTAGACTGGAAATCGATCCATTTAGAGGACGACGAATACACCCTTAAAATCTACCCGGTCAGTAAGCTTCCTACGGATCCTGCTGGCCAGCTTCAAACCATTCAAGAGTATGTCCAGGCCGGGTTCATTAGCCCCAGGGCAGGCCGTCGCCTCTTAGACTTCCCTGATCTTGAAAAAGCCGAAGACTTATCCAATAGCCCCGAAGAATGGCTACACAAAGTCATCGAAGAAATTATCGACGATGGCAAAGTCTACCACCCTGAGCCTGATGACGATTTGGCTTTGGCTAAAGAGCTCGCCCTTCAGTATTTGGCCTTTGCTAAAACCAATAGCGCGCCAGAGGAAAACGTCCAGCTACTACGCGACTTCATTTCCGAAGTTGATCAGTTGACGCAAATGGCACTGGAAGGCGCACAAATGGCGCAAGCTGCTCAAGAGCAGGCAATGCTTCCGCAAGCAAACCCAATGCCATCCCCAGTTAGTGAGTTAGTGCCTAATGTACCAGCGGCATAAGGAATAATTGCATGACAGATCAGTTAGATGTCGGAGCTCCAGTTGGCGACAGTGCTCCAGTAGTTGAAGGTCAAGAGGGACAGACAGGAGAACCAGCGGCCGAGATGCCAAAGGTTGGCGAAGGGGCTAACCGCTTTGCCTTTCTAGCTAAGAAGGAAGCTGCCTTAGTGCGCCAACGGCAAGAGCTAAAGGCGCAAATGGAAGCCCTTAATTCGCAGAAGTCTGAGCTAGATAAGCTGCGTCAGGAAATCGAATCGGTTAAGGGTAGGCGGTCTAGCTATAAGACTAATCCCCTTGCTGCCCTGGAAGATGCAGGCCTTAGCTACAAAGAACTAACTGATTACATTTTGAACAATGAGAAGATCACGCCCGAGCAAAAGCTGGCGGCTCTTGAAGAAAAGTTTGAATCTAAGATCGAGGCCTTGGAACGTCAGCGTGAGCAGGAAAGGCTGATGGCTGAGCAGCGGGCCGAGCAGGAAAGAGCAGCAAGGGAAGCTGCTACTATTGAGCAATTCAAAGGCGAAATATCGAATTATATTCAATCAAACAAAGACACCTTTGAACTGACAAACTTGTATGATTCTAGTGATTTAGTTTATGATACGGTTGAAGCCTACTACGAGAAGACGCAAAAGGTTCTTAGCATTCCAGAAGCCTGCGAATTAGTTGAGAAATATTTAGAAAAGCAGGTTGAGAAATCGCTTCAAACTAAGAAACTTTCTTCTCGTGTTCCTAGGCCAGACACCCAAAAAGCGGAACCTGTTCAAAAATCCGCCGATCCTTCGCCGCGACGATCCCTAAACAATCAGACCTATACATCCAGCACTCCGACCATGGTCAGCCCCAAAGTGGAAAGCGACCGCATGGCGCGTGCTTTAGCTGCATTAGACCAATAAACATTTTAGGAGCATACGATGTCATACTCTAGCCCAGGTTATTTAAACCTAACCGCGATGAACGCGGCCCTAAAAGAGCTCTATGATGGTCAGGTAGTCGAAAACCTCGTCTATGCTGACAACCCTTTCCTGGCTTTGGTTCCGAAGAAAACTGACTTCGGTGGCAAATATAAGCCAATCCCGATTATCACTGGCGTATCCCAAGGCCGTTCGGCAACCTTCAGCTACGCCCAGTCGAACCAATCTGCCGTTCAAATCCAATCGTTCCTGTTGACCCGTGCAAGCGATTACTCGCTCGCTACTATCGACAACCAAACCATGCTCGCTTCCAGAACTGACAAAATGTCGTTCCTCGAAGGTGCAAAGTTGGTCGTAGACGGTGCATTCCGTTCAATCACCAACTCTTTGGCATCCGCTTTGTTCCGTTCGGGCACTGGCTCGATCGGTCAAATCGGCTCGATCTCTTCGGGTGTTATCACCCTAAGCAACTCGGCTGACGTTGTTCAGTTCGAAGTTAACCAAGTACTGCAAGCAAACGCTACCGACGGCGGTACTCCACGCGCTGCTCTGGGCTACGTTATCGCAGTTAACCGTAGTGCTGGCACCGTGACCGTATCGGCAACAGGTCTCGGTGGTTCGGCTGGATCCCCGTCCGGCTGGACCACTGCAGACTACTTGCTGGTTCAAGGTGACTTGAACGCAAAAGTTTCCGGTCTCGAAGCATGGCTGCCGACCACCGCACCTAGCTCGGGCGATTCCTTCTTTGGCGTAGACCGTAGCCAAGACGTTACCCGTCTTGCTGGTATCCGCTATGACGGATCCGCTCAATCGATCGAAGAATCTTTGATCGACGCATCCAGCTTGCTCGCACGAGAAGGCGGCAAACCGGACGTTTGCATCACCAACTTTGCAACCTACGCTGCTCTTGAGAAGTCTTTGGGTTCCAAAGTCCAGTACGTTGACATGAAAGGCCCGGCCGAAATCGCATTCCGCGGTATCATGGTTAACGGTGCCAACAGCATGATCAAAGTATTCCCGGATCGTAACTGCAAAGCCAACAAAGGCTACCTCTTGCAAATGTCCACCTGGGCTCTCAATAGCCTTGGCGACGCTCCTCAAATCCTTCGCTACGGTGACGGCCTTGAGATGCTACGGGTATCCAACGCTGATGCAGGCGAAGTCAGGATTGGTTACTACGCCAACTTGGCAACCAATGCACCGGGCTGGAACGCAAACGTCACGTTCAGCGTCTAATTAATTACCTGGGGGCCACTATGCCATAGTGCTAGTGCGCCCCTTTTTTGAAAGGTTGAAAAAATGGCTAATAGATTTTTTCAGCAATTCTTTTTTGGTCTGAACCATTATCCGGTTTGGATTGAGGGAAGTGCTGCTATCGGTGCATCAGGGGCAACTAGTGCCCTTAAGGGATCGGGTGTAAAAAGCCTAACCCGTAAGGCTGCTGGTGTTTACGAACTGAAACTGGAAGATAACTACAATCGCTTCCTAGGCTTTTCGGCTGTACTAGCTGGCCCAGTAACGGGATCGGCAGTGTCGGGCGGCAGCTTTGTGGCTGGCACGCTGTATGTTATCCAATCGCTTGGCACTACAACTCAGGCTCAGTGGGAAACCGCTGGTGTTCCTGCAGGTGTAACTGCAGCGGTTGGCGTTTCCTTTGTAGCTGCAGGCGTCGGTGCGGGAACTGGAACAGTCAAAGCTGCAACACTCTCTGGTGTTTACACTGTCGAGTTAGCAGGAGATCCGCAAAAAGCTGTGGGCCCTTCTACTGCAGGCGCTGTTTTAAACTTTGTTTGCTGGGACGCTTCCGGCTCCCCAGTAGATCCGGCTTCGGGCTCTACGCTGTACTTTGAAGTGAAGTATAGAAACAGCACGGTTAAGGGTAAAGGGGAGTAATCATGATTATTCCTGACAAAAAGAAAGCCGCTACCGTAATCATTAGCCAAATGCACGGTTATCCTGACGAGGAGACCGAGGAGCAACCGGCTGATGACGCTGAATGCGAAGCACTGGGCCAAGAAGTCTTAGATGCAATTGCCTCGAAAGACGCCATGGCTTTGTACGACGCAGTGAAAGCAATATTCCTCAAAGTGGACGCTGAGCCTCATGAAGAATATGAAGAAGAAGAAGAATACTAGACCAAGGCAGAGATCCTAGGGAAAGGGCGGGGTTACTATTTAGCTCCGTCCTTTTTCTCTATTTAGGGGAACTACATGGCAACAACAATGACACTGCTGCAGCTACGTGATGCCACTCGGCAACGTGCTGATATGGTTAACAGTCAGTTTGTGACGGACGCTGAGCTAAATAGCTACATCAACCAAAGCTATTTTGAGCTTTACGATCTACTGGTTAGTAAGTTTGGCGATAACTACTACGTTGCTCCGCCTTATCAATTCCAAACTGATGGGAGCAATTACCAGTATGCACTGCCGACTAATCCCCCCATCTATAAACTTCTCGGTGTAGACCTGCAGCTTGCCAACACGGCCGATAGCTACGTGACGATTAGGCCTTTTGAATTTATCGACCGTAACCGCTATGCAGTGCCTAACTTCCAGTCGTTCTACGGTCTAACCAACCTGCGTTACCGACTGAATGGGGATAACATTTGGTTCACCCCAATTCCTCGCTCCGGACAGACCATTCGTCTTTGGTATGTCCCCAGAATGACTACGCTGGCGACCGACACAGACACGGCCGACGGTATCAGCGGTTGGACGGAGTACATCATTTGCGACGCTGCCATGAAGTGTATGCAAAAAGAAGAATCGGATGTTTCTGTCTTGATGGCTCAAAAACAAATGCTGATTAAGCGCATCGAAGCCATGGCAGAAGCCCGCGATGCAGGCAGCCCAGCTAAGGTTAGCGATAACCTCTATGCAGACTTCTGGTTCCCAACGGGATCGGGTAGCGGAACGAACTGGGGCACTTACTAATGGCGCGTCTTTTTAAGGTTCAAACGCTCGACCGCATTATTAACCAGCTTCAGGATAATATTGCGAATTTACTGGAACCTACGGCGACCACCGTTGAACAGTCGCCCCTTCTTTCCGGTAAAATTCTAAAGAGTGTAGTCCTAGCAGCTTCTGCCAACACCATTCAGCATACACTGGGACGCACTCTTAAAGGCTGGTTCATTGTTAGACAAAGGGCATCGGCCAGTATCTACGACAATCAGGATACGCTGACCGCTCAAGAGCAGACGGTAATTCTCAAACTGACCAGTAGTGCTGCCGTAACTGTTGATATTTACGTTTTTTGAGGTAAGCCATGGCCCTAGCTAAGAATAAAGTGAATATCTCGTTTGCTCAGGGTGTCGATACTAAGTCAGACCCAAAGCAGGTTATTCCGGGCAAACTTCTTACGCTTGAAAATGGCGTATTTCAAAAGACCAACGCTCTTATAAAGCGCAACGGCTACAATGCACTGGGCATCGGTACGGGCACATCTCAGGTCACTAACTCTATTGGTCTTTCTACGTTCAAAGATCAGCTATTCATGCTGGGCAGCGAGACGGGCCTTAACTTTAAAGCTGGCTACAGCTATTCGCCAAGCCAAGGTAAATGGTCTGACCGTAAAGGCATCTACGCGCCTATCAACGCATATAGAGCAACGTGCGGTGTTCTTTCTGGCACCACGTCGCCATATGCTGCAATCGACCATTACGTTGATTTCGACTTAAACCTAGAAGTGTCCGTTTATCTCAAGATCAGCTTTGTTTCTGGGACGACAACTGAACGTCTTTATTACAACGTGCGCGACATTGTGACCGATACGTTCCTGGTTAAAGAGACGCCCATTCCATTTATCACTAGCCCCAAAGCACAGATCAGGATTGTCAAACTGGCTGGATATTACTGGGCATTCTTTCAGTCAAAGAACGCTGCAGGACTTAGCGATTCCCTTTACTTTTCGGTGATGAATTCAGCCAATTTAACAGCGGGATTTGGCTCACTCACCCAAGTGGCAGCAACGGGCACGGGCTATAAGGACAGCACTCCGTTTGACGTGATAGTTAGCAATAACCTTGTCTACGTCAGCTTTGCCGCCAACAGTAACCAGCTAACTCTAAAGACATTTAACTCCAGCTATACAAACGTAACAACTGTGCTCGTTACTGGTGTCAATGCCCAGGCTGGTAGCGGCATGTGTGCTGACGGAAGTAACAACATTTATGTTGGAGCTAACGACGGAACTAACATCAATGCCGTCTCGTATACGTCCGGCCTTGCTTCGCTTAGGGCCTCTGGCCCAGTCAATACGCCAGTATCTGCGCTAAGCAACATCGTCGTATGTATGGATCCAACAACACTTAACACGTTTTGGATCTTCTTCACTCAGAACTATGTAACCAATGAGTATACGGCACCAAATACTTTAAAAGTGGCAACCGCTGAACTTATATCAGGTGCATGGTTTGGAAACGAATCAACCGTTCTGGTAAACGCTGCCGTTTACGCAAAACCGTTCACCTACAACAATCAGATTAAAATACCGACAGTTAGCTTTGATGGTTATCAGACGTACACGTATTATTTGGTTGATGCGCAGTACAGCTACATGGAAGCCAAGTTTTTGACGCAATCGGCTAACCCTTTGCGCGGCAATCCAATCAGCACTTATACAAAGCCTTCAAACGATACGTTTTACCTGATGGCTGTTGAGAACAACGCTGACATCAAGGCCTACGGATCATGGTCTTATAAGATTACGTATGACCATAAGCCCATCTATGCCGAGATAGCGAATAACCTGCATATTACTGGCGGGTTTATTAATATGTTCGATGGCAACACGCTGGCCGAGCATAGCTTTCTAGCAAACCCGAGCATTATGACGACGGCCAATGCTGGGGCTGGATCAGTGCCAGCGGGCACCTATTATTACTGTTACACGTATGAAT